ACCACGATCCCGGAGTCGTCGACTCGGGTAAATGGAAACGAATTGTTGCAGACGCTGACCGCGTCTACGGCTTGCGCCCTAATGTGGACACCTTGTGGAATCTAATGCCGTGGTCTTGGCTCCTCGACTGGTTCGGCAATACCGGCGACGTGTTACAAAATGTCGCCGCGTTGACCGAGTGGGGTCAGTTGCTTCGTTATGGATACATGATGGAAACCACCACATGTACCACAACATATGCTGTGAATGGCATCTCGCAATCGCGAGGCCCTCTTCACGGCGAGCTCTTCAGCTACACCTTGGTAGAGGTAACCAAGAAAAGAGTTCAAGCAACTCCGTTTGGATTCGGAGTGGAGTTTGATAGTTTAAATCCCTATCAGACTTCCATCCTTGCTGCTATCGGCGTGAGCCGGTGGTAGCAGCTTGCACCTCTGGGACACCCCGTCCCGGCAAGCAGGATGAAGAGAAACTTATTCTTCATCTGGGGCCCTTTGGTAAAGGCCCCCAAACCTATGTAAAAGGAGTACGACCAATGGCACTATCCGATCCGCTGTCCATCACGATCAATGGGACCGCTCATTCACTGCCGCGCACAAGCGCGGCGCCGAACAAGGGCACCTATACGAGCAATGATGGAACAGTCCAGGAGACTGCTTCCCACCAGTACGGAAAGCGAAACCGTCACCTCTTCCGAGTTGATACTTCGAAAGTGGCGGCAGATCCTTTCCAGAGCAGCGTTAACGCTCGGTACGCAATGTCAGCGTACTTGGTTATTGACGCGCCCACGGTTGGGTACACAGTTGCCGAGCAGAAGGCCGTTGTTGACGGCTTGATCGCTCAGCTCTCCGCTTCGTCCGGCGCCCTCATCACCAAGATCATCGGTGGAGAGAACTAGCCTAAGGCGAAGCATCGGAACAATTGGTCAGGAAAGACTACCCCAAAATGAATGGAGGAGCTTTGAAAAGCCCAATTGTACTCTGGACAGCGCTAGCGCATGATTTAGCTAGCGAATATCCTGCCATGTGCGTTAATAGAGACATTAGTTACGTCTCTCAGCGCTTCGAACGCGAGGGTATGTCGTTTCTGACGATAACCCTACCGGCCTTCGCAAAGGACTTCGAAAAGTCCCTAGCTCTCGGTCGCGTTGACTCAAACGTTTTCTTAGGTTTCAGAAGACGTCGAGGTCTCCCTGCATTTATGCAAGGTTTTCTCAGTCAAGTGTTCGAATGGGATGGAAAAATCAAGTCGGATGTAGACTCTTTTGCCGTGTTCGCGGTACGACAGCTAACGCTGCTGTACTCGAAGATCCTTCTGGAGTGCAGCGATGCACGAAAGGAGTCGGCTAAGAAATCTTATGTCCTTCTTGAAAAAGAGATGGAAGAGAGAGGTAAGGAGCTGATTAACTCCCAGCTTGCGACTTCTCTCGGGAAATCAGTCGGTAGCTTTTCTGGCCTTACGGCCGGCGAGCTCCTTCTGACTACGTGGAAAGGACTTTTTGGTGATCTTTTGAATACCTTAGAGTCTGACTTGGCGAGTAACGATTTCTCTCGCTTTGTCCCACGTCATGGCCCTGGCGCGACTACGGACGGTCTGGTTGGTAACCAGAAGTTCACGTTGACGCAATGGACCGAGCGGCTCGAGCAGTATTTGCCTTACGGAGAATTCGTTCTTCCGAACTGGCGGTACTACTTTGATGCTGAGCCCCATCTCCTTGCCCCGGAAGATGAACCACCTGTGAAGGTCGTTCTAGTTCCTAAAACGTTAAAGACGCCGCGGGTGATCGCTATCGAGAGCACTGCAATGCAGTATGCTCAACAAGCGGTTCTTCGCGCCATAAAAGATGGTATTGACCAGGATTACTACCTGCGAAACACCATTGGGTTTAGTGGATACGGTACAGGTACCGTCCACGGGCAGCTCCAAAACCAGGAGCTGAGCCAAAAAGGCTCCCTTGATGGGTCGCTGGCGACAATAGATTTGTCTGAAGCTTCCGATCGCGTTTCTAACGAGTTAGTGCAGTTTCTTTTTTCACACTGGCCAACCCTGGGCGGGCTGATTCAGTCGTGTAGATCTGCACGAGCTAGCGTGGACGGCGAGGTAATCACTCTCGCCAAATACGCTTCTATGGGGTCCGCGCTGACGTTTCCGATTGAGTCTATGGTGTTCTTTGCCATAGTTCAATATTCACGGTTGCGTCAAGCGCGGGATTTTTCCATGCGCTCGATACGGTCTAAAGACCACATCGGGTCCTACAGGGTCTACGGGGATGACATCATTGTCCCCGCTGACCTGGCAGTCGGTGTGATGGCGGACCTGGAAGCTTTTGGCTTCAAGGTGAATGCCAGCAAGTCATTCTGGACCGGTAGGTTCAGGGAGTCTTGCGGAAAGGAGTACTTTGAGGGTGCGGACGTATCAATAGTCCGTGCTCGTAGGGTACTTCCTAACTCACGCCGGGATGCTCGAGAGGTCATCAGCATGGTCGCTATGAGAAACTTATTTTATGATAAGGGACTCTGGGCGACTGCCGCATGCTTGGATGAGGCGATTAGGCATGTTTTGCCTTACTTCCCCATCGTCACATCAACCTCTTCTGTACTAGGCAGGCACTCGATCGCTTTTCAACCTGTAGGCGAAAAGAGTTGTCGTGTGTTGCACCGGCCCCTAGTAAAGGCCTATGTAGCACGTCCTCGC